GGTATGATGCGTTCAGACATCGGAGGTTATCAAGCAAAAGATATTGAATTCGTTTGTGCATTCGATATCGACACACGTAAAGTAAATACACCATTGGGTGAAGCATTAAAACAACGTCCAAACAGTTCTTGGAATATCGTTGAAAAGATCAAGAGCAAGGCTCCAGTATATGAAGCACCAGTTATTGATGGATACGCATTATTAATGGATGGTTATCCAGAAAATAATCGTTTCTTGGTTTCTGAAGGTTTAAGAAATTCTACCGATATGAATCGTGTTGAATTTACCGAAAAGAAAAAAGCAGAATGGAAAGCTAAAATGATCTCTAAATTAAAAGAGCATGAAGCAGAAGTTTTAATCAACTACTTGCCAGTAGGTTCTCAAAAGGCAACAGAATTCTGGGCTGAAATTTGTCTGGAAACTGGAATCTCTTTGGTTAACTGTATTCCAGTATTTATTGCATCTGATCCGACATGGGAGAACAAATTTATTAATGCAGGAATTCCAATCATTGGAGATGATATGCGTTCACAATTTGGTGCATCGATTCTATCTCAAATGTTACAAGAATTAGCATTTGAAAGAGGACACGTTGTTAAAGCACACATTCAAAGAAACGTTGGTGGTAACACAGACTTCTTAAATATGGAAGACAAATCACGTTTGAAATCTAAAAAGATCTCTAAGGAGAATGTAATTAGAGCTCAAAATGAAATACGTGGTATCTCAACTGAAAATTCATTCTTACACGCAGGTCCTTCTGAGTACATCTCTTTTTATGGAGATAATAAAGTTGCAAACTTCCGTTTAGAACTTGAAGGATTCGGAGGAGCACCAGTATTATTTGATGCCCAATTGTCAGTTCAAGACAGTCCAAACTCTGCAGGAGTTGTTATCGATGCGGTTCGTTATGTACGAGTTGCAAGAGAAATGGGAATTGTAGGTGCCTTAAGAGGTCCTTCAGCATTTACCCAAAAGACACCACCTCAACAGATGATGTTCACTGATGCAGTTCAAGAATGTGAAGCATTAGCTCACAGAAAATTAACTGAAGTTACATCAAAACAAGTTAAGGCTAAGGCTCCAGCCGCTGCTACAGCTTAAGAAAAACAATTCCAATACATATTAAATATGGAGGCTTATAAACCTCCATATTTTTTTAAACAATAAAGTATGGCAGATATATTTGGTTATGATTTTGACGGTGTAATTTCTATTGGAATTACTCCATCTTCACCGAACGATTACATTATTACAGGTCGTTGTATTGACGAAACTGAAGAAGTACTTACAATACTTAAAGGCAGAGGAATTACGAATAAGGTATTCTTCAATCCAATAACCCTTGCTGAAAGAGGAAATCACACAGTTCAATCTAGAACTTCAGGAGCAAATCATAAGGTTAAAACAATTACTGAGTTAAAGAAAGAAGGAATCAATGTGGTTCGTTTCTTTGAAGACGATGAGTTACAAATGGGTATCATCCAAACGGCACACCCAGAAATTCAAACAGTGCATATTGTTTCAAATTTAGTTCAAAAATAAAATAGTTTTCATGCCTAAGTTAACGGTAGAACAGAAATCTCTTCGAAAAGAGTACTATAAATTTTTAAATCCAGAAGAAAGAGTAGATCGAACAATGATCGAAGAATCTATTGTCAATTATGATATTGAAGACGTAGATTACACTGGAAAAGTATGTTTGGATCTTGGAGGTAATATCGGTGGATTCACAAAGATCGCAGTTGATCGAGGAGCCAAAAAAGTTATTGTTGTTGAATGCGATCCTAGAAATGCTGGTAAAATTCGTGAATCATTTAAAGATGTTTCAAATGTAGAATTAATTTATTCTGCGGTTTCTGGATCTGAAGATCGTACTATTAAAATTTATAAATCAAGTTCTCAAAATAACCACTGTTCTACGTCAATCGTTAAGAAGATGAATTTCGGAGAGTATGATGAAGTTCCAAACGTACATGTAAAAGAACTTTTACAGAAATACAAACCTGATATTATTAAAATCGATATCGAAAGTGCTGAATATCAAATCTTAGATTACATTGAGGAATATCATCCAGAATTTTTATTCATTGAATTACATGGAAATACAACTAGAGCCTTATCAGAAGAATGGGCAGAAAGATTAGCTGGAATTTCTTCAAAATCAGAAATCAAAGAGCTGATAGTTTTCAGTAGAGTCTTTGGTTATGATTGTTGGTTTAAAAAATAAAATTCAAATGAGTTATACATCAAATAAAGAATTAATGCAATTAGGTCCTCAGGAATTGATGGACCTAATTCCACGAGATAAGTACGAGCTCTTTAAAAAGTTTGTACATGAAATGAATCGTCGAGAATACGAAGTAAGATTTCAAAGATCTTGTAACTGGGATGAGTTTAGACATGAGGCAAATCATGATGACTTTGGATATGGATTCATGGTCGATGGACACGCAGTACCCTACTTCCATCCAAATCGTTCGTTCCACGATGAAATTATTTGGTTGAATGAAAACGTATTCTATAATCCAGCGTGTAAGTTTGAAGACATGCTTATTAATGCTGCGATCGTTAAATTCTATGGTCCTTCTAATACTATTAGTCTAATTACAGAAGGAACTGGTAATGATTTTATAGTGTATGACAAATTGATCAATGATGAGAAATATGTTTTGCAATGTATGCAGAACTTAGAGAATGCAAAACGTCGAGGTGAAAAGATCTATGGAACTACAGAATTAAGAACATCCCTACAGACAGAATCTAGAAATTACACGCGACAATTGGTTACTCCATACGATGCCCTCTTAAATAAAGAGATCGATCCGACTAGAACCAGCAGAAGCAGTGATATGTTTTATTGGTTCACTCTATTAGGTCCTCAGTTTAAAGATTTCTATTCGCAGAAGCCAACAATGGAGCAATCCTTTAACTTTCTAAGTTCATTTAGAGGAATTGGTAATTATTATGGTTATCACTTTAGTACGAACTTGGCGAGGATGCCAGAAATAGGAACACATCATTTACTACCCCCAGGTACACCTTCAGGAAATCTAAGTGAAGATGATGATTTTGTGGCACCTGGAGTTGGAGCAATGATAACAATCAATTGGTTCTATGAACACTTAGGATTCTCAATTACACCTGAGGTTGGAGCCAATTTAATTAGAGGGATCAGAGACAACCAGGATCAATTCTTTGACTTCACAGGTAAGAACAAAGAGATAATTGACGTCATCAGCGAAATTGGTAAGTTTACAACCTTTGGTTGTGAGATCAGTTGTTGTCAGTTCGGTGTCTTCTTAAGATTGAGAGATAATAAAAAGCTGGCTTCAAAACGTAGCATGGCTCCAATTAGCAAAGAGGAGATTAATCCAGACGGTAGCGTAACTCAACCTACCACATATAAATCATTTTGTTTGTTCGAGTAATAAACAAGGTGCATTTAATCGATATAAATAACATAATAAAATTACACAATGGCAAACATAGATAATGAATGTAAAGATCTGGAAGTAAATGACTTCTATGATCAGTCCACAACCCATTTAGCCGATATAATGGAGCATCAAAAAGAGATGCAAGAAAAAACTTACGGTTTTAATTTCGAAAACATGTCAATTAGAGACATTATGAATTTTTGGCATACAAACACGCATGCTGTTGTTGACGAAATTCATGAGATGACCGATGCGCTAGGAGGTATTAAAGATGGCTCTGGAAATGCAGTATGGAAATATTGGAAGAAAGATTTTAGTAAGTACGAAACAATGAAGATCTCTGATCTTTCAGAGAACGACAAGAAAGAATTGTATATGGAATGGATAGACATTCTGCATTTCTTTATCAATTATGCTTCATCTATTGGATTAGATGCAAAAACAGCATACAATTATTATTTTGCAAAAGCTGCAGAGAATAAAGCTCGCCAAGCGAGAGGTTACTAATTGTTTCATTAATTAAAAATACATATATGTTATTAGACATCGAACAGCGTGAAAAAGAAGTCATTGTATCATATTATAACAAAGAAGGTGAAGTTGCCTTCAAAAGATACCCAGTAAATCAATTTAAAAACTGGTATGTTAGCGATAAAAAGGATGGTCAAACAAGTGATAAGGTTGAAAATTGGGATGGTCGTGCCGTTAAATTAGTTCCTTCTAGACAATTCAATAAGTTTTCATTAGTTTACTTTATGGATTCTCTTTCAGAGAAAGACAAAGAAGAGATCTATGAATACAATATGCCTAAAACGTATTTTGTCGATATTGAAACTGAAATTGTAGATGGTTTTCCAAAAGCTGAAGAGGCCAAATCGAGGATCCTTACCTTTTCAATAATCACACCAAACAAAAAAGCAATCGTATTAGGTTTAGAAGATTTGACAGACGTTCAAATCAAAAAGATCGAAAGTGATACGAATGAATATTTTAAAAAGTTCGATCCAGAATGGAGCTTTCAATATATCAAATTCAAAAGTGAATATGATATGGTGTACACATTCTTAATGAAGTTTATGACAAAATTTCCAATGATGACTGGATGGAACTTTATTAATTATGACTGGCAATATATCGTTAATCGTTGTAAACATTTACAGATTAACATTGCAGAAGCATCGAAAACAGGTTCAGTAGATACTGAAGATTCTAGACCACTACACATGGGAATCTTGGACTACATGCAACTTTACGATAAATATGATAAATCAGTTAAGGTTAAAGAATCAAATGCATTAGATTTTGTTGCAGGTCAAGTATTAGGAACCAACAAAATTAAATACAATGGATCTTTACAAGATCTGTATCGAGATAATTTTCAAAAGTATGTTTATTATAACGTAGTCGATTCAGTTTTGGTCTATTACATCGATAAGAAATTAAAATCGATGGAGGTGTTATTAACATTAGCATCGATCACCAAAATGCCTCTATATAAAGCTTCATCCCCCGTAGCAATAACCGAAGCATTAATTGCCAGAAAGTTAACAGAAGAAGGCAAAAGAATTGGTACAGAAAATAAAGAAGACAATAAGAAAGAAACACAATATGCAGGTGCATTTGTTAAAGAACCTATTGTCGGATTCTATGAAGGAGTAAGTGCATTTGACTTTGCATCACTATATCCTTCAATTATGAGACAATTTAACATCTCCCCGGATGCGTTTATCGAAAAGATACCGACATCAAAAATCAATGAAAAAAGACTTGATAAAGACGTCATCGTTTGTGAAAATGGTGTTGTCTACAAGAAAGAAGATTCAATCTTGAAAAAAATATTATCAGATCTTTATTCACAACGAAAACATTACAAAAAGTTGTCTTATGAGTACTATAATAGAGCCGAGACATTGAAAAAGAAAATTTCAAAGCTCGAAAAATAGTTGGATTTAGATGGCGTAAAATATATATTTCATATTGAACGCCGGTCTATTTTCACCCCCAAATGAATTAGACCATTTTTAGTCTTAATAGTCAGGAAAAAAAACAAGAAAAATGGAAATTTCAAAATCTTCGATTTTAACAGAACGAGTAGAATATAAACCCTTTGAATACCCGGTTTACTACAATGAAGGATGGCTTAAACAGATGCAGGCCTTTTGGTTGCACACAGAAATATCGATGCAAGGAGACGTTAAAGATTGGAACGAAAATCTTGATGCATCAGAAAAACATTTAGTCGGAAATATTCTGTTAGGATTTGCACAGACAGAATGCGCAGTTTCAGACTACTGGACCGGAATGGTTACCAAATGGTTTCCAAAACACGAAATTAGACAGATGGCTATGGCTTTCGGATCCCAGGAAACAATACATGCCGTAGCGTACTCGTACTTAAACGAAACTTTAGGATTAGAAGATTTTAAGGCATTTTTAAAAGAACCCACAACAGCCGCAAGATTTGAATTCTTGATGGAAACATCTTCAGATTACACTCACGAAGACCTACGTAAAAGCTCAGAAGCAAGAAAGGAAGTGGCTAGATCATTAGCAATCTTTTCAGCATTTGCAGAGGGCGTCGCATTGTATTCATCATTTGCAGTGTTATATTCATTCCAAATGAGAAACATGCTCAAGGGCATTGGTCAACAAATGAAGTGGTCTGTACGCGATGAATCGTTGCACTCAAAAATGGGATGTCAGTTATTTCGTCATCTATGTGAAGAATATCCTGAATTAAAGGATTCAATTCAAACACAGATCGAAGAGGCTGCGCATCTAATGGTTGAGATGGAATTAAATTTTATCGATAAGATGTTTGAAATGGGTGACTTAAAGAATTTAAAGGCAAATGATTTAAAAGAGTTCATCAAGAAAAGAGCAAATGAAAAATTGAATGAACTTGGGTATGCTTCGATCTTTGAAATCGATAATAAAGCAGCAAGCGAATTGGATTGGTTTTATCATCTTACAGGTGGACATACGCATACCGATTTCTTTGCGGTTCGTTCAACAGATTATTCAAAGGCAGGCGAAGATGAGAATTGGGATGAAGATGCCCTTTTCAGTTAATAAAAAGATATTGATTACAAATTATGTTTAAAGAAGAAGAAATGAATGAAGAGATAAATCACGGTAAAGAACTAGGATGGGAATTAGGTGTAGATTTTCCGATTTGGGCAAACACTGAGGTGTATGTTAAAACAGTTTCTAAAGGATATTTATTGAAAGGAGAAACACCGAAGGATGCATACTGGAGAGTAGCATCGACAGTCGCAAAAAGAGTACAAAAACCAGAGTTGGCAAGCAAATTTTTTGATTATATGTGGAGAGGCTGGTTAAATCTAGCCACTCCAGTATTTTCAAACACTGGAACTGAAAGAGGTTTACCAATCTCTTGTTTTGGAATTGATGTTGCCGATTCAGTTTATGATATCGGTGCCAAGGTTTCTGAGATGATGCTATTGGCAAAACACGGCGGTGGAGTTGGAATTGGTGTAAATCAAATCCGTCCAGCTGGTACAAAAATCAGTCAAAATGGTACCTCTGATGGTATCGTTCCATTCGTTAAAGTATACGATTCAGCGATCTTGGCAACAAGCCAAGGAAATGTTAGAAGAGGTGCAGCTTCAGTTAATATAGATATTGAGCATGGAGACTTTTGGGACTGGTTAGAAATTAGAGAACCTAAAGGTGATGTTAACCGTCAATGTTTAAATATCCATCAATGCGCAATAGTTTCAGATGCATTCATGCAGAAATTAGAGCAAGGAGACAAGGAGGCTAGAAAACGTTGGGCTGCATTACTTAGAAAAAGAAGAGCAACTGGTGAACCATACATCATGTACAAAGGTAATGTAAATCGTGCAAGTCCAGATGCTTATAAAAATAATGGATTGAAGGTTTATATGACGAACATCTGTTCTGAAATTACTCTTCATACTGATGAATCACACTCTTTTGTTTGTTGTTTAAGTTCAGTGAACCTAGCAAAATACGATGAATGGAAGGACACTGATTTAATCTATACTGCAACTTGGTTTTTAGATGGAGTTCTTTCTGAATTTATTCAAAAGGCAAAATACATGGCAGGATTCCAAAACGCAGTTCGTTCTGCTGAAAAAGGTAGAGCATTGGGTCTTGGAGTTTTGGGATGGCACACATATTTACAAGAAAGAAATATTCCATTCGATAGTTTAATGGCTCAATTTGAAACCAGAAAGATCTTTAGTCAAATCAAAACTGAATCTGAAAAGGCAAGTAGAGACATGGCAAAAGAGTTTGGAGAACCACTGTGGTGTGTTGGAACAGGTTTTAGAAATACTCACTTAAGAGCCATCGCTCCTACGGTTTCTAACTCTAAATTATCTGGAAACGTTTCTGCTGGTATCGAACCATGGGCAGCAAATGTATTTACCGAACAAACAGCTAAAGGTACATTCATTAGAAAGAATCCAACATTGGAATCTACATTAGAATCCATTGGAATGAATACTCCAGATGTATGGGATCAAATCCTAAGAGATGGAGGTTCAGTACAAGGAATGGACTGGATGGATTCATGGTATGTTCAAACTGGTACAAAAACCGATCCAATTTCTCAAGAAGCATACGACAGCATCGGATCAATGGAGAAAGATCAGTATGTTGCTTTAAAGGACGTATATAGAACCTTTAAAGAGATCAATCAATTAGAATTAGTTAAGCAAGCAGGTGTACGCCAGCAATACGTGGATCAAGCAGTTAGTTTAAATCTGGCATTTCCATTAGAGGCTGAACCTAAATTTATAAGTCAAGTTCACTTAGAAGCATACAATCAAGGTATCAAAACTCTTTATTACATGAGAACAGAATCAGTATTAAGAGGAGATATTGCAGCCAAAGCGATGGTTGATTGTCTTTCATGTGATGGGTAAAAATAGTCGAGGTTTGAAGACCTCACTTAGGACCGGTTATAGTTATATGGCCGACCAGGGCTAGAATTCGCTACTCTAGCCCTATTTTTATTTTTAACGATACCACCAATATTAAACTAAAGGAATCCAATTGGATCCCTTTTTTTATGTGAAACATTTTCCAATTTTAGGATAGAATAACTAAATATTTAAAGTTAAACTATTATGAAAGTAACAATCTCAAAAGTAGATCAAAACAATTTCGTGGCATTTGTTAACCGCCTGAAAGTTATTGATTCTTTTATCTACTTCAAAATCAAAAATGACAGTATCATCTCTTCGGCGTATTTGCCACAGCGAGATGCAGTAAAGCACCTTCAATTCCCTCTATCCGAGGTATTTGTAATTGAAAATCCAATCGCTACAACCAAAGAGCTTAAAGTAGCATTCTTTGATGCATCTAAATTGATCGATGCGTTCCGTCAATTTGAATTTGAATCAATCCAAGCAGAAATTGAATTCATCGAGAATGATGAAGATTTTGTGGCATCTACATTTAAGATCTTCAATGATGAATTAGAGATCACAATGTCTTGTTCTGAACCAAGCTTAGGTTACAAAGACTTGACCGAATCACAGTTATCAAACATCTTTAATATCGATGGAGCAGACGTTCAATTCGATATGACTTACACTGATGTTTCTAAGATCAAATCATTATTTGGCTTGGACAAAGATGAAACATTCTCAATCTCTTCATCTAAAGAAGGTGTACGAGTTAAAGGTAAATCTTACAATAAGTTAATTAATACAACACAAGCAGCGAAATCAAATGTGACTGTTTATAAAAAGTATTTGAATCTTTTCGATAAAGAAGACTATGCAGCAAACGTATTCTCAAACAGAGTCGTTTTACGCTCAAAAGATTCGAACACTTTATTAACAATTGCAACTTGTCAATCGTCTGATTAATGATAATAGAAGAACTTTTAAATAAAACTGAAGAAGAGTTAACACTCGATGAGCTTAAGAATTTGGCAGAATACTATACAAATGAATCTGCCAAATTCACAGCTTACGAGCAAGCCGTTAAAGTAACGCTTAACTCTATCTATGGAGCCTTTGGTAACAAGTGGTTTCACTTCTTTAATATCGATATCGCAGAATCGATAACTCTGCAAGGGCAAAATGCGATCTTGTATTCTGAGAAGATCTTAAATAAGTATTTCCAGGAATTCTTTATAAAAGATGCTGCAATCCACAAACAATTAAATATCAAAGTCAAAAGACAGATCTTAAAACCTGCCGTAATTTATATCGATACCGATTCGAATTATGTTCAGTTTCAGGAAATGTATGAATCTATTGAATGGTTGGGTGAAAAAATGGACATTGTAACATTCATCCTTACAATTTATGATCTTAGGATTAGAGATTATGTTGTAAAGGCATTAGATAAGTATGCAGAAAATACAAACACAGATTCGTTCTTGGTATTTGAATTAGAATCAGTTGCATACTCTGGAATCTGGATGGCAAAGAAAAAGTATCTTCAAAACCTGGCATGGGATGATAAAATCACCACAAAGGAAAGACATAAAATGTTGAAGAAGATAAAAACTGTTGGGTTTGATACCATTCAATCTTCAACACCGATGTTTGCCAGAAAGAAATTAGCAGAAGCTTTGCATATTCTATTTGAAAAGAAACCGACTCCAGAAACTCTTACAACCATTATTTCATTCTTAAAGAAGGTAAAGAAAGAGTTCAAGATGACGAATATTGATGATATTTCCTTTAACAAAAGAACCAATAACATCGAAAAGTACATCGTAGACGATCATATCGAATTTCAATATGGTTTAAAATGTCCTCCGAATGTTAAAGCAGCAGGATTCTATAATTATTTGATGAATACAAATCCAAAGTACAAATCAAAGTATCGTATGATTTCAAATGGCGAGAAGCTTAAATTGTATCATTGTGATAATAAATTAAGTGACATGTTCGGTTATTTGTCAGGAGATCATCCTTATGAAATTGCTCCTCCAATCGATTACGAAACTCAATTTGAAAAATCAATTATCGATCCATTAAATCGAGTTTTAGGATGTGTAGGTCTTCAAACATTAAATAGAAACTTAATTTATTCAACAACACTTTTTTAATATGAATATTGATTTATCGAATTTTGATGAAGCTCAACTTTCAATTGTTGAGAGGTACCAAGCAATATTTGCAAGAGTCAAAACCATTCAAACCAGAATTCAACTTCTTGAAACAGATTTAAAATCTGCCCTACAAGAACTAGAAGATCTTCGTGTAGAAGAACAAAAAACACATAATACAAACAACAATGGCAAAAAGTAACAAACAATTTACGTTCGATGATTTAAATGCCGAACTTTCTGGAATTAATCCTCTAGGATCGGTGATGGAAATGTCAGATTTCAGTGAAATAACAGAATACATCGACACTGGTAATTATCACTTAAACGCATGCGTTGCTGGATCACTTTTTAAAGGATGGCCAAACAATAGAGCCTGCTCAGTTGCAGGACCTTCAGGTACCGGTAAAACATTCTTAATGTTAAATACTGTGCGTGAGGCAATTGCTAGAGGTTATTCAGTGATCTATTACGATTCAGAAGCAGCAATTGATAAAGATCTAATGAAAAAATTCGGTATTGATCTAAATAAAGTAAACTACCAACCGATCAATACGGTGCAGGAGTTTAGAACTTCAGTGACTACAATCACTAGAAAGATGCAAGAGGCTAAAAGAAACGGTGCAGATTTACCAAAGATCATGATTCTATTAGATTCTGCAGGTAACTTAGCAACTCAAAAAGAAATCGATGATGCGGTATCTGGATCAGAAAAATCAGATATGACCCGTTCAAAGATTTTAAAATCAATCTTTAGAATCATTATGACTCCATTGGCTGATTTAAAGATTCCTTTTTTGTTTACAAACCATACTTACATGTCTCAAGACTTTATGCCTTCGATAAACGTTGGAGGTGGTACAGGTCCTGAGTATGCCGCGTCTATCGTATTGATCTTAACTAAAGCACAATTAAAAGATGGAGATCAAAAAGTTGGTATTGTGGTAACTGCAAGACCTGCAAAAAACAGATTTGCAAAACCAAATCCAATCAAATTCCATTTAGACTTTAGTAAAGGTATGAATAGATATGTTGGATTAGAAAAATATGCAACATGGGATATCTGTGGAGTTACCAGAGGAACAATTGATCCTAAAACAAAAGAAAAGATTCCAAAAGATACAGCAAGAACTTGGATCTGTAAGCACTTAGATAATACAGTTTCTAATGCAGAATTCTTCACAGATAAAGTATTTACTCCAGAAGTATTAAAACAAATCGATGAGTACATCAAGCCATTATTTAACTACAACACTGAGGCTGGTGATTTTACGATCGATGATATTATAAACGAAGAAGATTAAAATGAGTAACACCGAAGTACTTCGAATCGTCGAGGAAAAGCTTCCAATCAAATACATCTTAGGTATTGAAAGAGAATTTGAAGCTTTTCCCGATGCATTTGATATTGTATACATTTATATCAACCGTGCAATAAAACAACCTGATCGATGGGGAGATGCATTTACAAAGCATAGTATTATTAAATACGAGGCAGTAGATTCATCAATTGAAACCATTGAAGCAGGTCTTAAGCGAGCAATCGAATTAGGACTTATTGAATGCACAAATGAAACTGAAGGCAAAGAATCCTATAGAATAATTTTAAACCCATTCGCGTAATGAAATTCGGACAAGATTTTGAGAAAATATTCTTTAAGTTGTCTTTGCAAAAAACAAAGTACTTAGGTCTAATTAAGAAAGGATTCTACACTAGTGAAGAAATTGATGTACTTCATTATTTGGCATCGAAGTTTTATGATAAATTTCATGAGACTCCTTCGCCAGATCAAATGAAATTATTGATTCAAAAATCAAATAGTAAAGTAGACCCTGATATTATTGATGTTATTTATGCCGCAGATCTAACACAGTACGATGAAGATTGGTTATTAAGTACTGCAGAGTCTTGGATCAAGTGGAGAAACTTTGACACCACGTTAATTGATACAATTGAGTACATTAAAACAACAAAGGTAAATCCTGAGAATGTTGATGACATAATTGGTAAAGTTAAATCGTTAATCAATGATAGGAATTCACTGGTGTTCAATTCTGATTTGGGATTGGATTTCTTCAATGCATCAGATCACGTTCAAACTGGAGTTGCCAAATTCTCAACGGGTTATAACTTCTTAGATAGAGCTTTAGGTGGTGGATACGATAAAGATGGTACTCTGACAGTTTATGTTGGTGAACAAAATATCGGTAAATCCATCTTCTTGGCAAATGATGCGGCAAATTTCGTGAAGATGGGTACCAATACCGCAGTTATTACCGCGGAGATGTCAGCTTATAAATTCATGAAACGTATCGGATCTAATTTGTTATCGATACCGATGCAAGATTACGATGAAAAATCCAAGAGTGGAGAATATGTTGCTCGAAGATTAGAAATGGTTGGCGATGGTTTAACACCTCCAGGAAACTTATTTGTAAAACAATTTCCAACATCGCAAGCAACCGTGCCGGATATCGAAGCATATCTTAAACAGATCGAAGAGGAGAAGAAGATCAAATTAGGAGCCGTAGTCATCGATTATATTAATATCCTATCAAACTATAGAAATCCAAACTCGGAGAATACTTACTTAAAGATCAAACAGATCGCAGAGGATTTAAGAGCAATGGGTGTTAGAAATAAATGGTTGATTGTAACTGCAACACAGATCACAAGAAGTGGTTATAACTCAAGCGACATTACTTTAACCGACGTTGCAGAATCTGCAGGTCTTTCACATACTGCCGATGTGATGCTCGGTATTATTCAAGATGACATCATGAGAGCAGGGTACGAATATTGGTTGAAGATCTTAAAGATCAGAGATGGAGAAGGTAGAGGTGTTAAATGTAAATTAAACATCAATTATCAATTCATGCGATTAACAGAAACGGATGACATTAGCAATTCAAACATACATCAATTATAAAGATATGATACCAGGTACTCCAACGCCACGCACCAGAGATAAGATATTTGAAAATACTTTTGAAGATCAATCATTTGATCTTGATACCAGTATATCGTTTCAAATATCACCACAATATTTTGATAATATTGATGAAGAAGAAAAGATCCATCTTGATATGGTAAGAAGAGATATTCATGCTCTGATTTTAACATCTCGATTTAAATCTTTTAATGATTTAGACGATTTGGCTGAATCAAAAAAATTAAAGAAGTTAGATATTAATGAGATTTATGAATTTGTTTCTACAGAATTACATGCAAAATATTCATTAATCGAAATATTCGCAGAAACTGCTGATTATTTTAATATCAATTCCAGTAAATTCTACACTTCTTTAAGTAATAAATTTAAAGATGATTTAATTCAAGCCCTAGATAATAGGACGAAAATATTAAGACGTAAAAAAATAAATCGATTATTCTAATGATTGATGAAAAAATATTAAAGCAACCGGTAAAAAGAGTGTGGGTCTTAGGTGACCTACACTTTGGTGTTAGATCTAATTCTATTGAATGGTTAGAAATACAACAAGAATTTTTTGAAAAGGTTTTCATACCAACTCTTGAAAGAGAGGTTCAACCGGGTGATGTGTTAGTTCAGGTTGGTGATGTATTTGATAATAGACAAAGTGTCAACCTAAGGATCCTACATTATTCGATCGAATTGTTTGAGAGACTTGGTAAGATTTTACCAGTTCATGTAATATGCGGTAACCACGATATTTGGGCAAAGAAATCAAACGAAGTAAGTTCTATTGATACCTTAAAATGGATTCCAAATGTTCAGGTTTATAAAAAGACTAAAACATACAAGTGGGGAGACAAGAACATCTTGTTAATGCCTTGGAGAAGAGATACCACACATGAGATTGAAACTCTTGCAAAACACCCAAGCACTAACATCGTATTTTGTCACTCTGAAGTAAATGGTGTATCTTTGAATTCAAAGGTGAAAAACCAACATGGAATCGATATTGATAATTACAATAATTATTCTGCAGTTTATTCAGGACACATTCACTATCGTCAGCAAAAGGGCAAATTAAGATTGGTTGGTACTCCATACGAGCTTACACGTTCCGATTCCGGAAATAAAAAAGGGTTCGATCTTGTAGATTTAGAAACAATGGAAGAGACATTCTTTCAAAATGAAGTATCACCTAGGTTTTTAAAATTTAATTTGAAGAGTTTATATATGACTCCTCTTGAAGAGTTTAGAAAACAAATCAAAAACAATTTCGTAGATTTATACGTACCTGCAAAGATTGCAACTTCAAGTGCGCTCTCTAAACTAATCAATAAGGTACAAAAAGATTCAAGAAAGATCGATCCGAATATCTATGAGGACGATAACCTGATCGATAAGGATTTGTATGATATGGATCAAATTGAAGATCTATACAAAAATTATAATATCATTCATCTTTGTAATTTATACATTGATGGTCTAGGCCATGATGATGAAATGAAACAAAAGTTGAAGAGTCGCTTAAAACTAATACACGATAAGTGTGCTTACAATTACGACTTAGAACAATAGACAGGATATGCAAATAAAATCAATAGAGCTTAAGAATTTTGCATCATACGGCAATAAGGTTCAGAAATTGGTCTTTACTGAGAACAATGCTGAACTTTTTTTGGTATTGGGTAAGAATGGAGATGGCAAAACTTCGATTGCCAATGCAATTGTTTTTGCGCTGTATGGCAAATTGGATGGTGTTAAAATGAATGAGCTTCCAAATAGGATCAATAAGAACCTAATGGTACGAGTGCATGTACAATGTAAAAATATTGAAGTTGTAATTGAGCGAGGACTCTCTCCTTCGTATTTTAAAGTTCTATTGAATGGAATCGAATTTGATAAGGCTGGTAAAAAGTCAGTTCAAGATTACTTAGAGGAAGAAGTTTACGGAATTCCATATCACGTTTTCAAAAATATCATCATATTGTCGGTAAATGATTTTAAATCATTCTTAACGATGTCTCCTAACGATAAGAAACAAATTATCGATAGGATGTTTGGGTTCTCCATCTTGAATGATATGCAAAAGGCAATCAAAGAGGAGAGAAAGAATTTAAAGATTGATTTAGATTCTTATGAAAGGGACTTAAAACAGATCGGCGAAAACATTACTTCAGTTCAATTAAAGTTAAATCAATTATTAGCAGAGTCAAATCAAAAGAATAAGGAAAAGATTCAAGAATTAAAACAAAGATTGATTACCTTTGATACCAATAAAAAGAAACTTGAGGACGCTAAGGAAAAGATAGTTGACAACATGCAGTTGAAATCTAAAGATTTAGAAATCAATAAAGCATCTTACAATAAAATGGTTTACGAAATGGCTGAATTAAAAAAGAAACTTGAGTTATACGAGAGTGGAACATGTCCAACATGTGAATCTCCATTAACAACAGATTTTCATCAGCATCGTAAAGATCAGATTTCAACCAAAGTTTCTACGATGCCAGAAAGGATTAGCGAATCAAAGGTAATAGTTGATGCTATTGGAGTTTCGATCGCAGAATTAAGAAGCAAAGAGACCCAAGTTTTGGATAAGGTATCTTCATTGAATGTGAACATTAGAAACCTAAAGAATGAATTGTTACAGATCAAAGAAGGTATGGAAGGTACCGAACAGTTCGATCACATGAAACAAATCATTGAAGACTTTCAGGCAAAAGAACAGGCAACGGGATCTCAAAAAGATAATTATGCTGGAGATTATGCATTCTTAGAAATAGTTGAAGATGTTTTAGGAGAGGATGGAGTAAAGAACTTGGCAGTTAAAACTATCTTGCCTGGTTTAAATGCAAATATCAGCGCAATGTCACAAACTATGCACATTCCATTTCAAATCAAATTCAATGATAAATTCGATTGCGTCATCACGCATTTAGGACAAGAGATTAACGCAATGACCCTTTCAACCGGTGAGCGTAAAAAAGCCGACTTTATTATCATTATCGCGATCATAAAGATCCTTAAGCTGAGATTCCCTCAATTGAACCTGTTATTTTTGGATGAGTTATTAAGTTCTGTAGATCAGGACGGTATATATAATATCTTAAAGATCTTAAGTCAAGTGATCAAGGAGAGCAAAATTAATACATTTGTAATTAATCACAGTACGTTGCCCCATGAAATATTTGATAAGAAGTTACAGATCTATAGAGATAATGGTTTCTCTAAATTTGAAGTTGAGGCCATAGATTAAAATATATAAACTAATTATGGCTTCGTATAACACACAATATAATTTCGATGATAGCGTGATCCGTCACGTAATAATTGGTCTATTGGCTGATTTAAACAACAAGGTTTATTTCTATCGACAGATGGATAATAAGACCAGGGTTGCAATCGATGTACCCTTTTATTATTCGGTAACCGGAGATGATCAATTTCTAAGAGACAATTTCTTATTCTCAACTCCAGACGGAGCCAACTGCAGTCCAGATGGAACTCCAGCCGACGGTAATTATGATAGAGTACCAAGAGGAGTTGCAAATTTAACTTCAATTAATATTGAATCTGCGAAATTGGTAAATAAAAGAATTAGAGGAAATTATTCTAAGTTGGATGATCAGGGTGCAATGCAAAGTTATACCGCAGAATTCATGATGATTCCAGTTACGATGGCAATGGACATCGATATCATGGTTAGCTCTCAATTGGATTCTTTGAAGATTACCGAAATGATCTTAAAGAAATTGTACAAATCAAATTATTTCTATGTTGAAGTCGGTCATCTAAGTGAAGGTACATATAAGATTGCATCTTATTACGCTCTGCCAGATGACTATACAAATGATCGTCCGATAGAATACACATACGACGATAAAGGCAGATATAAATTAACCTTTGAAATCCAAGTAAATACTTTCCTACCAGTATTCGAGTTCGATACCGAATTGCATGCCGGTAATAGAATGTTTACAATTGATCTTACGGTTACAAATCAAAATCAAGCTACTTTCGTAGGATTAAATCCATCCCAAGGAGATACCGGTGTTATTAATCAAGCATCTCTGGGATCTGCGGTAACATCTCTTCCGCAACAGGATAATAATCAATCGATCTTAGACAACCAAAACACTCCATAATATAAGGATATATAGTCAAAGCATAAAAAAACATATAAAAAATGAAAACAAACATTCTTGCACCAGTACATATTTCTGAGAATGCAATACAATTTTATCTAAATAAAAGAGTATTCGAATTGACCGGAAATCAAGTAAGTGAATTAGAGCAAATCCAAGACGCAGATTTTTACAATGCTATCAGTGCATTTGAATCATTCGAATTTGGTACCGACATCGTTAGATGGTACCATGGTTCTTCTAGATTTACATACAATTTAGCTGAAAACAAATTCTTTTGGGGTAACTCAAACATCTTAGATGAATCTTTCTCCAAGCATATTTTAGCGGCAGGAGCAATCAGATATGAAAATGTTAAAGCAGCAGAATTATTCGAAAGCATCCCTACTTTATTAAGCAAAGACAAATTCTTAGTATTAGATTTCGTTGCAACATTTGAAGGTAAAGATTCAATCGTTAGCTTAATTAAAGCTGAAGGTAATATTTTCGTTTCAAGATACAACAATTCAAATAAAATTACAAGATTCTTTGAAGCTAAGAATGCAAACGAGGCTTTAGAATACGTTAGCAAAGAAACTGGTGAAGATGCATCATCTTTCTTATTTAACATGTTAGAAGGTGAAAGCGCTAAATTGGCTCAAATCAAAGAACAAAGAAATCAATTTGAATCGATGATCGCATTCTTAAAAGATCAAAGAGAAGTTATCTCAGGAGCAAACAAATCTGTTGCAGAGATTAAAGAGGCTGATAACTTAATTTCAGATGAAATCAAAGTATGGGAAGGCAAGATTGCAGCTTTAGAAGCATAATCATTTTTAAATACTCATAAAACTAAAAGGGACCAATCGGTCCCTTTTGTAATTTAAACAGTTTCAACATTTTATATATAATAAAACAAAAGAACAATAATTGTGAGCGAAATTAAAAAAGCACCCCGCAAAAAGAACTATCTGAATAATCCTGATTTTTACGCAGAAATCGTTAAATCAAAAGAACAAGATAAGTTAACAAGAGACGCCGAAAAGATGTTAATCCTATTGGCCCAAAAGACAATCAACAAAATGAAATACGTTGATGATAAAGATCGAGAAGATTGTCTACAATTCGGTATTTTAGATCTGTTAAAATATTGGAGAAGCTTTAATCCTAAATATACCAATGCATTTGCGTACTTTACAGAAATTGCAAAGAAGGGTTATGCAAAGGGTTGGAATCAACTACATCCAGAAAAATACAAAGGAACATTGTCTCTTGATCGAGCTGGTAGAGGAGGAGAAGATGGTGATTCCGGAATCTATAGTCTATAATGTCAATAAAAAATGTTAGACCCACGAAGAAGTCTGGATTCAATCAAGGTTATTACAATCCAGTAAATCCAGAAAAATATGCTGGAAGTACTCCTATTATCTACAGATCTTCATGGGAACGTAAGTTTATGATATGGTGCGATTCTAATCCATTGATCTTACTTTGGTCTAGCGAACCTATTGAAATCGAATATCTTTATAGAAAGGATCAGAAGACACACACGTACAATCCAGATTTTTATATTAGGGTACAACAAGATAGCGGTAGCGTCAAAGAATTCATTGTTGAAATTAAACCAAAACAACAATTAATGAAACCAGAGCCTCCTAAGAAAAATTCTAAGAAGGCAGTTGAATCTTACAAGTTTTTAGCCGAACAATACGTTAAGAATATGGATAAATATGTAGCTGCAAAAGCATATTGCAAGAGCAGAGAATGGGGATTTATAGTATTAACAGAAGATTCAATAAAAAATTTAAAATAAAATGTACATTTATTTGATAACCAATAATATGAAAAGATATCATTTTGAAAATTGTAAAAAATATAAATGGGTTACATTAAACAACAAATAAAGGTATTAATCAAAGAAGCCGGAGATAAAAAGAAGGCAAGGATGATTTCTGAGGAATGGTTCAGAGAAGGACTTAAGGACAGGAAACAAAAAGATGTTACTCCAACCGCGAAGCCATTTAAACCAGGAAAGATCTATGTTTTTGATTATGTCCATCCTATCGGTGAAAAAGAATTGGATTGGTTCGATCGTAAACCAGTGGTATTAGCGTTAAGTCCAATAAATGAAACAACTGATTGCGGAGTTAATTTAAACTTGCTTCCAGTTAAATTCAAAGAGGACTTTTTAGATGCGTTTTATAAAGCATTTGAATCAACAATAGACGTGTCAACAAAACAAAAACCAGATGACGCATTCTATCAGAGACCACTAATGAACATGAGATACGATCATATCAAGAAGTACATGGACAAATTCGGATATGGTTTTGCAGTTAGAAGATACAATGTAAAGAGGAAAAGAAACCAAACAGTGGTAAGCTACGAAAGTTGGCCTCGCATAGTTTTATGTGACTTTACGAAGATCTTTGGATCTACCGTATGGGCAGTTAGAAGACTATTCGCAGAGTATTATATTAACAGGAAGAAATTGTAATTGAATATATAATTAGATAAAAAAACGCAAGTTATGGCTGGATTCATAGAAAGAAACGGACCTCTTAGTACAAATCGAAGAGCATTTAATTTAAGTGACACACTGAAAAAGTTGTCATCCTTTGGTATGTATTACGACGATTTGGTATTGAGGCAATCTCAAGCCATCGGTCCGATGGAGGATCAGTTTGGTTACGGCCAGATGAACCTAATGGGCGTGGATTCGGATGATATTTATGGTGCATTCGCTGCACTATCTATGGCCGATACCAACATGAGAAAGAACATTCCGTTCTTCGACATGAACTACAAATCAAAGAGAGAAGAGTTAAGACAATTTTCTCTGTATGATGAAATTGAAGACATCTTAGATATTCTTGGTGATGAATCCATCGTGTATGATGATAAAAACTTTATTGCATATCCAGTTCTAATAGGCTTGGATGTTTCAACCGAAGTTAATGAATATCTAAACAAAGCATATAGACAAATCTATCAATATTATGGATTTGCACAAGATCAGTCAGCATGGTTTTACTTTAGAAAATGGTTGATTGATGGTTACTTAGCATTTGAAATCATTTATAACCCTGAAATGACAGAGGTTATTGGTTTTAAAGAAATTGATCCAATCACATTGGTTCCAGCATATAACAAAGAGGATGGTAAGAAAGTTTGGATTCAATTTAAAGACGATCCAATCAAAGAAAGAAAATTGTATGATTCTCAGATCATCTACATCTCTTACTCATCGATTACTACAGCATCCAGAATATCATACGTTGAAAGATTAATTAGAGCGTTCAACCTATTAAGGGTAATGGAACATACCAGAGTAATTTGGGCCGTTACAAATGCTTCTTATAGAATGAAGTTCATCATACCAGTCGGTGGTAAATCAAAGACCAGAGCAAAACAATCGTTAGCTCAATTGATGAACAATTACAAGGAGGTTGTAGACTTTAACTGGGATTCAGGTCAGTTGACCACAAATGGTAAGCCAATGTTACAATTTAATAAAGAATATTGGTTACCGTCGAAAGATGGTGAACAACCGGAAATTGAAACATTAGGTGGAGAAGGTCCAGAAATTAATGATACCGATGCATTAAAATACTTCTCAGATAAATTAAAGCACGTTTCTAAAATTCCTTTCAATAGATTTGCATTTGAAGATGGTGGTGGAGAAGAATCATTCTCGGCAGATGGAATGATTAGAGATGAGATCAAGTTCGGTAAATTTATTAACCGTTTAAGATCTTCTTTCCAAGAGATCTTGGTTAAACCTCTATACATTCAAATGTGTTTGAAGTTCCCTGAATTCAAAGAGGATCCTGCATTTAAGACTCAAATCGCACTTCGATACAACGAAGAGAACATGTTTGCAGAAATGAAGACAATGGAGATCATGGAGAAGAGATTGGATTTCATATCAAAAATGCACAGTGATTTAACGATTACAAATCAAATGACAATGGAAGAAGAGTCTTACTTTGATATGGACTTCTTGGTTGATAAGTATCTTAAACTTAACCCGGATGATAAGGCTGCAAATGAAGCTGCAAAGGCTAGAAAAGAAGCTGAAAAGGCAAAGGAACCACCTAGCGATATGATGGGAGCCATGGGAGGAATTGGAGGAATGGGCGGAGGACTATAATATAAAATTAGATAGATATAAAATGAAAAAGTATTTAAAAACATTCGAACAATTTATAAATGAAGCCGATCAACCGATCAAGGCTCCAGATTCTAAAGTGTTCATCGATGATGTTATCTTAAGTAGCGGTAAAACTATTAAAAGCGCAGAAATATTAGGTGCTATTTCAGCATCTGAAACAGAAGACAAGTTTAAGTCTTATTTCTTTGAAACCTATGGTGAAACTGCATTTGCTCCAGAAGACATGTCGAAGCTTCTTACATATTACAATAAATATAAAGAAGAAGAAAACCAAGAGCAAACTGACAAAGAACAAAAGGAAAAAGAGTCTGGTTCTGATGCAACCGGTGATGAAGCATCTACCGATAAAGAAGGTTCTGATACAAAGGACGAACTAGCAGGCCTGTAATACTTAAAAAAGTCAAATCGACAAAGGATATATAACCAAAATATAGTATCAAAATATATGAATACAGCTAAAAATCTCTTGATTCTTGAAAGAAGTGGTTCAACGTTGGAATTCACCCAAGACAGTTCTGGCGCCTATGTGCTTGAAGGTGTTTTCGGAGAAATCGATAAGTTAAACCGTAACAATAGAATCTACACCGAAGCAGAATACCTACCTCAAATTGAGTCTCTGCAGTCTAAAATTAACTCATCTAAACTTTTAGGTGAATTAGATCACCCTCAAAACTTCGATATTTCTTTAAAGAACGTATCACACATTATCGAAGAACTAAGATACGATAAAGCAAACAAACAAATCTTAGGAAAGATCAGGTTATTAGATACTGATGCAGGTAAGCAAGCTAAAGCGTTGGTTGATGCTGGAGTTCCTTTACATATTTCTTCTAGAGCATGCGGTAAAGTTGAATCTGATGGTAAAGTTAAAATCAAACAACTTTTTACCTATGATTTAGTAGCAGATCCTGGATTTTCAAATGCAGAATTAAAGAGAGTTAATGAGGCTTATGGCTTTGGTGATACCGAGGATCTCTTAATTTATGAGATAGATAATACTACAAACACAAACACACAAATAAAAGAAGCAGAAAAAATGGAAAATCCAAGATTTGTAAGCAATGAGGACTTCAATAACTACTCAAAGTACTTAGCTGAAGAAATTAAAGCTTTAAAAGAATCAATCACTAAGATGAACGATTCAGAATCATTAAACACTAAAGTTGAAAAATTAGAGGAATACTCTTCTTATTTAGCTGAAAAAATGAATCAAGCTATTGCTTACTCTGAACATGTTGCAGAAAAAGCAGATCAAAGCATTCAATTTGCAGATACATTAGCTGAAAAATTAGATCAATCAATACAATACGCAGAGCATATCGCTGAAGGTACTGAACAAATCAAAAACTACACAAACTATCTTGCAGAATCTTACAATGACGGAGCAATCACTCACGAAAATGTTAAGAAGTACATGGACTATCTTAAAGAAAACATTGAGAAAGTTACTGAGTACGCTGAATATGTAGCTGAAACAGTTAATACCAATTTATTAATGGAAGCTGATACCGATGCAGGTATTGATGCTGAAGATTTAAACGGTAAAACTAAAGACGTTTCTGGTAAAATCGAATTCGACGGTAAAATCGTTGATCAATCTGCACACGATGATTCTAAAGAATTAGAAAAAGAATTAGATGGTGAAGATGAAGCTGGAAAAGAAGTTGTAGAATCTATCGATAGAATGGATGCATACAAATCAGAAATCTCTTCTAAATTATCTGCATTGTTAGAAAAAGCAGCAGCAAAACAAGTAGCTGAACCTCATTTCTTTAAATTCATCTCTGAAGCAAAGAAGGAAGAATTCAATACACTTTCAACTGAAGAAAAAACTTTAGTAGTTAAATCCGTATCAAATAAAGGTTTCTTAACTGAATCTCAAATCTATGCTCTATGGAGTAACACTTTAGCAGGAGCTCAAAACGTTTCAGGTAATGAACCTTACGTTGTAAGCGCAATGCCTAAAGAATACAAAGAAACTTGGAATAAATTATCTGAGTCTAAGAAGAATCAATTGTTAGCACAATCTAAATACTTTAGATTAGAAACTGAATATCAAGTAAGAAACTTTTGGCAAACAAGAGATCTTAGAGAAACTACAACCGTAATGGAAAAAGTAGAGATAATCAATGAGAAAGCAGAAGTTATCGAAAAGAAAACTATGCCTTATGATATGACAGGTGTTGCTGAGTCTTTGACTAAGAAATTCAAAAAATAAAAAAAATAATAATACGTATAAGCCATGAAACACATTAAATTATTTGAACAATTCATTAACGAATTAGCGATCAATGAAGAATACAATTACAATGGAATCAATCCTAATGTAATTAAAGGAAAAAAGCTTTCAAAACAGCAAGAAAAGGCGATCGATGATCCAAATTGGATCAAAGCAATTGTTGCTAATGGTAAAGTTGAATCTGATGTTTTAGCAGATGAGAATGATAAACCATTCTTTTTTGAGAAATATGAATTCGGACAAGAAATTGCTAAACAAGTTGATGGTAAATTAGTATGGGCACATATCGAAATAGATGGTAACAAATTCTTAAATACATCTAGAGGTCCTTGGATCATTACAAAATAATTTACTAATACATTTAAAATGGGTTCTTCCTTACGGTCGAACCTATTTTTATCTCAATCAAACTGAAAAAATTAAAAAATTCATTTTTTCAACTAGATATATAGTACTATAAGAATAATAAAATACTTCGACTCTCAGATAAGAAGCAAAAATCTGAATTATGTCGAGCAGTTATCGCACGATAACATAAACATAAAAAAACATTTTAAAAACAAAATGGCACAATTAATTAACGAAGCTGAAATCAGAGAGACATGGTCTCCGATTATCGAATCAGCAACTGGTATCAACGATGCTAGTAAATTAGCTTGGATGTCTCAGTATTGCCACAACCACAAGTTGTATGAAGATGCGAACATCATGAGATTAGATCCAACAATGAACTTAACTGGTATGGGCGCAACATCGTTCCCTTCAGGTTTCGGTTCTAACCCTGCTTCAGTAGGTTCTGGTGATAAAGCTCCAACTTTGTTACCTTTAGCAATGCAAGTTGCTGCACAAACAATCGCATTAGATTTAGTACCAGTTATTCCAATGGCAGGTCCTATGGGTCTATTATCTTACTTAGATTTTATCTATGAAGGTGGTAGATTAGATAATGGTGTTGCTCCAAGTTACATCAAATCTAACTATGCTGGTTTAACTACTGACCAAAATGGTACTGCAACTGATGGTGTATTATTCTACGCTGTTGGTGTATCAAGAATTGATGGTCAAACTATCTACCGTATAGATGGTACTTTAACTGCTTCTAGCATTTTAGTAGCTGTACAAGCTGTTTCTGCAGGTTCTGCAGCAGCAACTGTTGAATTCGTTAAAGCATTAGAAGATCATATTCCTGATTTCTCTGGTAACAACGCGAACGATACAACTTTACCTTCTAACCCTTCTTATCCTGCAGTTAATGCATACGATAGAAATTCTGGTGAAAGAACTCCAGATAGATTAATGGGTCTTTCTTTATTCTCTAAAGCAGTTTCTGCTGAAACTTTCCAAGTTGCAGCTGCTGTTACAAGAGAACAAGTTCAAGATTTAAAACAATTCGGAGTTGATGCTGTTGCACAAGTTGAAGCAGTATTAGTAAACGAATTGACTCAATCTATCAATGATTTGATCATCTCTAATTTAATCACTTTGGGTACTACTAACGTATCTAATTCATATGCTGCGGGTGAAATCCCATCAGCTTCTGCAATGGACGTACAATTGTACGATGTTAGCAAATTCACAGGTGGTAAAACTGAAGGTTCAGAACATAGAAAAATCTTAACTGGTATCTTGGCTGCTGCTAACTTAATTGCTAACAGAGGTCGTAGAGGTGCAGGTAACTTCGCGGTTTGCGGACCACAAGTTGCTAC